ATTGAAGAACTGTCAATAGAAACTAAAAAAGAATTGGTTAAATATGACAGTGATTTGATTGAGTACTTTGAAAATGATCTACCTGAAGACTTTAAGATTGATTTAATTAAAGCTAATGATAGCGTTTTTAAGAAGTTTGAAAATCCTACCAATAAGATGAAAGAGAATTATCGTTGGGTTATGCAAGCTAAAGACTCTCGTTACAAGAGAGGTTACTAATGTCAAATTTTTATCGTTTTTATAAAGGGTTCAGTACCCGCAACTACGAAAACTTGGGAACTTCTCTAGAGATCACTGACATTTCTTGCATTGAAGAAGATCTTTTAAATGAGATCTTCACGATCAGGGGTGAACGAGTGATGATGCCTACTTACGGTACCAGAATTCCTCTCTTGCTCTTTGAGATGAATGACGCTTCTACTATGGACATTATCAAAGCTGATTTAACTGAAGTTTTTAACCATGATCCACGGGTTGAGATTGTAAACTTAGACGTGATCTCTTCACCTGACCGTAACGCTTTAATGGCCATTGCAAAGTTAAATTATAAAGAATTCGCTGTGATCAAGGATCTATGGATAACTATTAATAGTAGATGATATTTCTTGATAACAAATACACACGCTGGTTAAAATAGAGATCACCAGCCGTTAACAACTTATTGAATCCTGGTTTCTATAAATATAACTAAATTAAACTATTGGAAGAAGATATATGGCTACAAGCCCACTCTTATACGCTGCTGAAAGTTGGGAAAAGGTTTACAAGGCTTTTGAAGAGATCAACTTTACGGCTTATGACTATGATGCTGTAAAGCAATCGTTAATTGATTATCTTAAGGTTCACTATCCCGAAAATTTCAACGATTACATTGAATCAAGTCAATTTATTGCGTTAGTTGAGCTATTTGCGTATATTGCTGAGATCAATTCTTATCGTGTTGACCTTTCAGTTCATGAAAATCTTCTTCCTACCGCGACTAGAAAACAAAGCATCTTACGTCTTGCAAAGCTCATCTCTTATACAGCTTCAAGAAATTTACCGCTAAGAGGACTTGTAAAGATAAATTCAGTTTCAATTTCAGAAGACGTACGAGATTCTCAGGGTAATTCACTATCAAATCGAGTAATTACATGGAACGATCAAAATAATCCAATTTGGAGAGAACAGTTCTTTATTGTGATGAACAAGGTCTTGACCCAGTCTTTTGGAAATCCTTTCAAGTCTTTTCAAGTAGATGATACGATCTTTCAACAATATGAAATTTCAAATGTACTAAGATCTGAAGATATCAAGAGCATCTTTGGTAACGGGGTTGCAACTTTCACTGTATCGTCCAATGGAAGTGATCTTAATTTTGAGTTAGTTCCTGCTGACATCGATCAAAGTGGAGTCTTTGAACGAAGCCCTAATCCTAATTCTTATTTTAGCTTGTTGTACGCAAATGACGGTAGTGGTGATAGTTCGGATACTACAGGTTTTATGATGTATGTAAAACAGGGAGAGCTATTAAAACTTCCGTATGTGTTTGATACAAATCTTCCGAACCGAGTGATTGACGTAAATGTTCCAAACATTAATGATGTTGACGTTTGGGTACAAGAAGTTAATGCTCAAGACATCATCATTAATCAATGGGAAAGCGTACCTAACGTAGCAGGCACAAATTTAGCATTCAATAATATTGCAAATACTAAGAAGTATGAGATTGAAACTCTAGAGAATGATCAAGTTAGATTGATCTTTGGAGATGGTGACTTTGCAGAGATTCCAGTAGGTATCTTTAACATTTGGGTTCGTCAGTCAAGTTCAGCTGCGCCGATGTTACCTAAGACAGCGATCAATAATCAAGTAGTAACGTTCTTGTATAAATCTAAAACTGGAACTCAAGAAAGTTGTACTTTTAGCTATTCACTAGTTTCAGCACTTCAAAATTCTGCACAAGCAGAAGATGTTGAACATATTAGAAGTGTTGCTCCTTCGGTTTATTACACGCAAGATCGAATGGTGAACGGAAAAGATTACAATTCACTATTCCTTAAAGATTCATCGATCCTGAGGATGTTTGCTGTTAATCGTACGTTTAGTGGCCAACCGAAATATATTGATTGGAATGACGCATCTGGTCAGTATCAAAATGTAAAAATTTTTGGTGATGACTTACGTATTGTATATGACATCAAATCTTATGCCAAGAGCTCAGCTATTTCATCTCGATCAATTATCGATGAAGTTCTTGAACCTGCCCTGTCTAGCGCCGGTGTTTATAACATGATTGTCTATTCTTATTATAAGACATCCGGCGCGCTAGGGTTAGCATATATCAAACCTAGAACAAAGTTTATTGAAAGTTTAACAACGTTAGTAAATGGATTTCCTACTTTAGAGAAAACTGAAATTCAAGGCGCTCTTGATCGTCACTGGTACGGTGAGCCTTTACGAAAGGTTATGCTTGATGCTAATTTATCTGACACTTCAAGTCTTCCGAAGACTGTTTATGGAGTAGTTGATAATGACGCTGATTATAGAATTTATGATTCTAATTTAAAGACGGTTACAAAAGATCCTAATACAGGAGCGTATGTTCGTGTTCCATTCCCAGGTGGGGTGTCAGGAATCCAAGAGACAGTGATTCGTCAAAAACGATTTGGGATTCGATTTGATCCCGACAGAACTTTTACGTCTTTGATGTCATTAAACCCTTATTCAACTACATTAGCAAATATTCAGTCTTATGACTTTTTATCTTCAACTGATTTAAATCAGAATACAGCTAGAGAAGAAGTATACACTATTGAGATTCTTGATAGTATTGGAAATTATAGCGTTTTTAGTTCAGTATCAGGGTACCAAGCACCTGGAATTTCAGGAGTGCCTTATACTAATGGGGTGATTTCATTCATTTGCGGAACTCCACACGGAATGTCATCCGTGTATGTTGAAGGTGATGCATTTGTAATTCAAGTGATAAATGATAATGGAACATTTGTACCCATAATTTCACGCGTGAATCTTATGGGTAGATTTAGAGTGATAAATGAATCCGATCTTTATGATGGGATTGAATCTATTGCATTCTCAAGCAATGATCCTGTAGCTTCATGGTTGTTTATTGTTGAACGTATAGATGATGAGAACGGAAATCCTTCATATTGGTCAGTTATAAATCGTAGTTTTGATCTTATAGTTGAAAGTTCAACTACAAAGTTCTGGTATGATCAAGATTCACTTTTACTTGATAATCAAACAAAAACTCAAGTTCGTGACATGGTAAGAGTATTAAAATCTAATCTTGATATTACTGGGACTAGATCGATCGGAGTTGATCATGTGTATAATGTAGTGGGTGCTGCAAAATTTGCGTCCGGTGAAACTAATTTTAACGCGCTCGCGGTTACCCCTGCGATCACCTCAAGAGAACTTACTAGTGTAATTGATTCTAAGCAGTTAAACGCACTTGAATTTTTGCGTTTCATCGGTGATTCAGATTATGTGTATTACAAAAAAGATGCTAGTACTGGAAATTTAACTCCAATCGCTAAAACATTATACATTGAAAATTTAAGCTATGTAAACAATGAAGCTGGTGAATATGTAAGAAAGAACGGTAGAAGTGATCTTGATTTTATGTGGCAGCACTTTACTCCAAATGATCACTTAATTGATCCTTCTACTACTAACATCATTGACATGTATATCTTAACAAAAGGGTATTATGTTCAAGTTCAAGATTATCTAAAAGGATTAACCGCGATTGAACCGGCTTGTCCTACGTCAATTGAGTTAAAAAATGCTTACCGTAATTATATTGACAATAAGATGATCTCCGATACGATAATTTTGCACTCTGGAAAGATTAAGTGTTTATTCGGTAAACATGCAGATCCAGAACTTCGCGCAAAATTTAAGATCATAGTTTCTCCTGAAGCAAAGATGACAGGGGATCAAATTAGAGCAAATGCTTTAGAAGTTGTCAATGATTATTTTAGAATTGAAAATTGGGATTTCGGACAGAGCTTTTATGCTACTGAACTTTGTGCTGTAATTCACAAAATGCTTGCCACGGAGATATCGTCTGTAGTGTTGGTACCAGAATTTCCAACAAACTATTTCGGTGATCTGTTCTTTATTCGTAGTGCACCAGATGAGATCTTGACTTCTTGTGCAGATCTTAGTGATATGGTTTTAATTGATGCGCTTGATCGAATTCAACTTCGTCAAAATCCAGCAATTGCTTCTAATTCTAGCGCTTGTAACTTTATGTTTACACCTACTACGGTAATGATTGATAGCAATCAAACGATAAAAACAATATCAGTAGTTACAAACAATCAAACTTGCGCTTGGACTGCAATTTCTAACGCAGATTGGATACAATTGATAAATGATTCGGGTGTTGGAAATGGATCTGTGAACTACTCTTGCGCCCACAATGATAATTTAAGTTCACGTACAGGTACAATTGCGATACAAGGAAAGATCATAACGATCACTCAAGAAGGAGTGATCTGTAATTTTAGTTTGTCAAATACTAGTGTAAACGTACCAGATCATGGAGCTAGCGGTACGTTTACACTTATTACTAGTTCATCA